TCATTGTGCCACCGTCCCGCCTGTCACGTTGGCGTCTTTCGCGTAGATATCCCTGATGATCTTGGCAACGCCGCCGATGATGATGAGCGCCAGCGGTGATACTCCAGACTGCTGCAGAGCGTCCATGACTTCAGGGCTTGCCAGCGCACCAATTGCCGTTGTTACCGATGTTCCGCCGATGAATCCAAACAGCGTAGTTTTCCAGTTCTTCAAGCTCATGATCGTGTCTCCTTTTCCCTTTTGGTTGGTTAAACTGCAACTTCAATGATGCCCTTCAGCGTCTTTACTTCATCCATGGTCAGCCCGTTTGCAGCCATGGCCATGACCTGCTTTATCTCTTCCTCGCTCACCCCGTCGCGCCGTAACCACGAGGGGAGAAACTGAGTCTGTGACGGGTTGGCTAACGCCTTGTCGAGCCGGTAGAAAGCCGCTACGTCTTCAGCCTCCTGTAAAAACTTGGCCGGTGGCATGGCATTGATTGCCGCAATTGATGCGGGGCCTATCTCCCCATCAGCCTTGACGCCTGCGGCCTGTTGTGCCCACTGGATACCCCGTGCCCCGGCGTTGACATGGTGATCGTAAATCCAGTTTGCTACGGGCTGGGAAGTGATGAGGGAAAGCCGCTGGCTGTCCCAGAACTCGCGCCGGTAGAATGCGTCAATCTGCTCTTGCAGTTCTGCCAGACCTTCGAGCTTGGCATTTAGCTCTTTTGCCCTTGCCAGCGGGTTTGCCGCTTTCACAGCGTCGATGATTTTCCACATCGGCAAATGCCCGTGGAACTTACGGGCAATCCCTTTGTAAGTCTCGCCCCCTTCGTCGGCAAGATTGTTGGCATATCCGCCCTCATTCTTGCGTGTCAATTTGTCTGCCACTTCAAATACTGCCATGGTTCAATTCCTCCTTTCTATGGGCAATTGCTGCAATCCTTCTGACGTGTCTTCACTTCGGTAAGGTCTTTGTCCATCCTGGCAATATCGGCATCGTGCCTGTCTGTTTTCGCCAGTGCCACGGCCACGGCTGCCCCGATACTTTCCAGCTTGCCAAGGGATCGACCGATGTATATCAGCACCCCTCCGACCGTGAATACGCATGTCATCAATACTGCAACAGTCTGTACGTTCATCATTCCCCCCCGCCGGATTGAGATTGTATTATCGCCGCCTTTTCGCGTTTGCTCCCCGCCTTCAGTATCGCCCCCAGCAGGTGCCGGTTCTGCCGCCTCAATGTCATGGTTGCCACCGTGTTTTTCACCATATCCTTGTGCATGGCGAGAGCCTGAGCCTCTTCGTCGGTGAGCTGCACCTTTTCACCTTCGACCATCCGCTTCAGCACGTCCTTTGCAATCAGACGCTCCCGCGCCTCGTCACGTTTCACCGGCTGAACCGCCTTGCTGATGCTCTCGGTTATGCCCCGGTCTGACACCTTCAGATACGCGCCAAGTGAGGTCATGGGGAAAGTCTTGAGCGTCTTTTCAAGAGACGTTGCATCAGCTTCCGGCATGTCGGGAGTCATGCGGTAGAAGGTCGAGCCGCCTACCGTGTTCCATGCGTATTTACCCATGCCTTTGGCCGCATACTTGCCACCGGCTGTAGCCTGGTCATCAGAAAGGATTTGACGGCCCCTGAACTGGTCAACGGGGTTAATGTCCAGCAGATAGTATTGAGCGAGTGAACCGGCGAGCTGAAGCATCGGATGCTCACGGTACGGGTTCAGGTTGGAGATGGAATTAAGCGCCCCTTCCTTGCCGAATATCTTCGCATTCATCAGGCTCCATGTGAGCTGCCCGAAAAACTGACCCTCGTAATCCTGCGGAAGAGCCAAGTAAACGGCCTTATCCAGCCGGTCGATACCAAGGGGTATGATGTTGTACTGCTTCTTCTCGTAGTCCGGTACCCGCGCAAGGATCTTCTTTGTCCTGTCTCCCAGGTATCCCGCCGCCGCCCCGTAGAGGACCAGACGAGGCAGTATGTTGAGCATGAAGGTCTTCCAGGCATACGCGCCGGGATTCTCCTTGAACGATTCGACAGCCGCCCTTTGTCCTTCCTTGTTGACGTTGGAGAACATGAAGATGTTGTTGGTGAGAACGTGCCAAGCTCCACGGCGCTTGATATTGGGAGTCCCTACCCGGTTGCGAGCCATGCGAAGCATCTCGCCCGTTGGCCGTGAACCTCTCGCCTGCATGAACTTGTACGCGGCCACCTTGCCCCACAGGTCGGACGCTCTGCCGGTCTTGTCCAGCCAGTCCCACACTTTTCGCAATGCTCGTGCTGCCCGGTTGCTGCCCGTTGCCGCCGTCTCGTCAAGGTCGAAGCTGGCCGCTATCCGGTCAAGTTCATCATCAAAAGACAGGTCCCGCGCCTCCCAGACTCTATGCCCCGGCAGCCCCTTACCCTCCATCATCTCGCGGATGGTGTCTGATCTTCCCTTTCCATGAGCCTCGCGCCATACTTCCTGCCATGCCTTGCGGTAATGGTTGGCAAGTGCTGGCATGTCTCTTAACCGCACTTCGGGAAGGTTCTTGACTGTCGTGAAGAAGTCTCGCGATACGTTCCGCGCCATCCATGCGGGGTTCTTCGATACGAACAGCTCACGGAACGGCTGGGAGACGTTGGCAATGAACCGGGCAAAGGCAACGGCCCTGATGGGATCGTTCCTGAATCCCTCCGCGATCGGTTTTGCCACATAGAAGAACTTCGGCTTGCCGTTCACGAGGTAAGCGATTGTGCCGAGCTGCGGATCATCCGGCTCAACCGGCATCATCCGCTTGAAGTTCTGGTCAAACTTCATCTCGGCAGGCTGTGCGGCCCCGGCTTCTTGCAGTGCCGCCACGGTGGTACGCTTCGCCTTGTTCATGGCAACTGCGCGGATGATGGAGAGGTCTTTCATCACGGTGGCAATGAACGGGTTTTCAATCTCATCCAGGCTGCCGACGCGCTTGTATACCTGCGCCGTGATGCCGTTACCCGCCCCGCCGAAATCCTTGTCAAGATGATTCTGCACGCTGTTGGTCGAATAGTCGGTGTTCGTCTCGATAGCCGTGACCAGTTCGGGGCTGAACATCCCCTCGTCAATGGCTTTCTGGATGGTCGTGTCTTTGCGGAGACGCTGAAACTCGTCAACAAGAGCCTGCGCCGTGTCGAACTTCTGAACACCCCACTGCTGGCGGAGATCGTCAAGCAGCCTCTGAGCCGTGGCCGCCGTGTGACCAAGGGCGGATGCTTTTTCTCCCCCCTCCATGACGATGCGACGGGCAAACATGAGAGCGCCGATATCATCCTTGCTGATACCTGACACCTCTGCCGGGTCAAGTACCTGCTGCTGCAGGCTGTAAATGGCCTCGTTCGCCTCTGAGGATACATAGGGCAACTCTTCAAGGGCCATCCGAGCCTCACGACCCTTGCGCCCTTTCGCGCCCCCCTGCTTTTCCAGGGTACGGATGATTTTCAAAGCGTCGTGCCGCTCGTCAACCAGTCCGCGCATGAGAGTATCCTTGATGCTCTCCCCTGCCGGTTTTCTGCCTGCAAGCTCGTTGCGCTTGGCATGGCCCCGCTCGAACATGCCGTACACTTCCTCGACACGTTTCGCGCTCACGGATCCATGGTCGGTCAACCGCTGCTGAATCTCGCCATATACCCGCTCAACTTCCGGCTTGCGCTGAATGTACTCGGTGAACGCCTGTTCAAATACCGGGGCAACCTGCTTGAGCAGTGCGGGATCGTTGAACAGAACGCTGATGGCATCGGCGTACAGCTCCGGTGAGGAATGGCGGTACTTGGTGTATTTCGGGTCAGCGGCAGGATTGAACGGCTTCCACTGCTGGGTGAGGTCTTTCAGCTCCGTCGTGATGGTCTGCCGGTCAATGGGTGTAAGCCCACTGGCGGAATCGTCAAGGAAGTGCTTCAGGTATTTCTTGAGCGAAGCGACGCGGCCAAGGATGTTGCCCCGGCTCATGGTCTGGTCAGGCAGCCAGTCGGCAAGGTGGCCGATTTCGTGGGCAAGTACCCGTTCCGCAAGTGCGGGAGTCCTGAATATCTCCGCTTGAAGCTCGATCTTGCCGCCATGCCCCGGCCTGAACAGACCAAGCGCACCGCGCCTGCGGAGTTTGCGGAGGACGTGCGGATACTTCCCGGCTGACAGCTCACGGGCAATCTCGACTATTTCAGGGAGTTCGATTGATGACTTGCGGGAAAGGTCGTAACCGCCTGTATCGGCAAAGGATGAACCGTTGGTAGATAATGGTGCATCGACCATTTCCCCGGCGTCAGGAACTTGGTTGACCGGGCTTTCCGCCAAAGGCTCAAATTTGCCCTGTACGCTGTCTTTTGCCTCCGGTGCTGGTGTCTGCATATCAGACGACGCGTTTACGGCTTCTGCCTGTGGAATCGGTTGCAGGGTATCAAGAGAAACAAACTGGCCCCCGGTCAATTCTCCCGGTTGCGGTTCATAAGCTGCTCCCGTGCCGATAGCTCCCGTTTCAGGTTGCGGAATAGCCGGTTCCGTCTGCACCACGGGCAGGCTCCGTGATTGCGGCACGTCTTGTCGAATCGTCGGCTCTTGCGGTATGGCTGATTGTATGTTCGGCTCACCCTTTGCCCCCCCTTCCGGTAACGGTTCAAAGACATCTCTCACCGGCTTTTCAGACACATGTGGCGCGACTTCGCCCCCGGCTCCCGGCGTCACGTCAACCGGGGCTGCTTCCCTGGTGGCATTGCGTACTGCCGCCGCCGCTCTCCGCGCCTGCCGGATGGTCATGTTCTTCAAGCCGCCAGCGTCCTGCACAATCTCTGTCACAGTCTGAGCCGCCCACGATTGAGCCGCTTCGGGAGTCGGCGCGTGACCTTCGCCGTATGCCCACTTGCCAAGGTCGTCAACGAGGGACTGATAAGCGGCCTGCTTCGCCGCCCCTGCTGCCATAGCGATGCCCCTGATCCCTTCGGCTACGATCTGTCCGCCTGCCCCCATTGCCGCCGTCAGGCCGATGCGTTCCAGGCGCGATTCTTCGGGGGAGATGTTTTCCGCCGCCCCTACCGCTGCCCCGGTTGCCGTCTGGTGCGCCACCCTGCCGCCAACATCGGCCAGCTCCCCGGTTACGGTACGGGCAACCGGCGCGGCCTGTGCAACGGTCTTAGCGGCTACGGCTCCCCTGACAACTCCGGTTAGTGCGGAAAGGCTACGGGATACTGCGCCCCATGGTGCTGTTGTTCCGGCCACTTCCGGCCCCATGCCGATATACGGGTTGTCGGCTATTTCCGGCGACGTGCCGACAACGCTCTTGAGCGATTCGCCAAGTGGAGGGGCAACCTGCTTCTGAATGTCGGTGAAGGGTATTCCCACCGTCCCCTTTTCAGGATTGACCGCTCCAAGAGTAGCGCCCTTGACGACACCCGCCCCGGCCTTGGTAACTACCCCGGCAACGTCCTGGCTGATATCAACGAACGTGCCGACGCTGTTCTGAACATCCTCACGGGCGGCAGGCGTGGAAATGCCCATCACTTCCCGGTTACGTGCCGGATCGGGCGAACCCTGGAACTCAGGGGCAACGGCCTTGCCTGGTGTGTGCGACGGCACCATGGGGGTGAGGTCAACGAACGTGCCGCCGTACTGTGAGCTGTCATCAATCGTCTTGTTTGTTGACAGGTCGATGAATGGCATTACGGCCTCCATCCTTTTGTCGGGTCGTTAGGGTTAAGCCAGATGCCGCGCTTCTCATCGAAGACATCAAATCCCGGTGGCCGCTGTGCAACTGGTGCTGCTTTCGGCTGTGGCTGCGTTGCCCCGGCATATGTACGCCATTCGTTCGGAAAGGTAGACTGCATGTACCGCTCGGTACGTGCGAGCTGGTCATTGATTGTGGCCTTGGCCGTCTCGATTTGCGTCTGCGGTATGATCTGGCCGGTTATCGGGTCAAAGCCCTTTTCGATGGATGCACGGGCTTTCATCAGACCATCGTACTTCGTTACCCATGTGCTGAATCCCTTCTGCTCTGCATTCCCGCCCCCGCCTGTACCCTCTTTCCCCCGGTACGGGTCCGGTGCTCCGGTGGACATGATCGAACCGTCTTTCCCGGCGTAGCTCCATCCTGTCGGCGACTTCTTATCGCGCACGACATGCCCGGTCAGTTCAGGGGATTTCTCTTCGCCTGCCGCCTTTGACGCGCCGGTCAGCTTGAAGGCGTATCCAGGCGGCATGGCGTTGGCAAGGTCTTCTGCCGTGGGAGTGCCGGTAATGCCCTTTTCCGCAAGCCGCTTCTTCGCCTCTTCCATCCCGCCAAGGTTGAACTGGTAGACGGTTTTCGACTTGCCATCCTCGGACAGCACTTCGCCGGTCAGCCACCCCTCCTTGCTGATCTTGTCTTTCAGCCTGATACCGGACGGCAGGGCGCTTTGAAGTGCGGGATCTCTTTCCGCGAGACTGTTGGCCGCTTCGGGGTCCATCTTGCCAAGATCTAGCCAGTTCTTCATTGCCGATTCCTTGGCCTTTTGGAGCTGGTCGTCCTTATGCTGCTGAAACTGCTGTTGCATGTAGCTGTCCGCCTGGACTCCCGCCGCCTCGTCATACTCCCTTGCCGCCGCCGTGGATTTACCGAGAGCATAGGACAGTGGAAGATTGGCAAGCCCCTGGACGCCGTAAGGGTCGGGCTTGTTGGCATTCATCGCCATCATGGTAGAGATGCCCCTGATGTTCCTGTCTTCTGGATTGATTCCCCTCTTCAGGGCGAAATATTCCGCAACGCTTGCCATGTTCATTACCTCCCTATCCGAACAGCGAGTAAGTGCCGTAGCCCGTGTTTGTCGGCTTGATGCCGGATGTGCCGGTATAGCCACCGCCACCCGAATAACCGCCGCCTGCCCCGCCGCCGCCCTTCATGCCGCCGTACAGGTAGAGCAGACCGTTGGCCGTGCTGCTGCCGACCTGGGAGATTGCCGCGTTCTTCTGCCGCTTTGCCTCCCATTCCGTGAGCCGGTTGTTGTTCAGTGCGCCATAGTACCCCATCGTCCCGGCATAATTCTGGCTGGCTATGTCGCTGCTGGTCTTTCCTACCTGTGCGGAGGTGATGGCGTCAGCCCTCGCCCCGGCGTCGATCTGGCTCAGCAGGTTTGCCCAGTAATTGCGGTCATTGGCTGCAAGCTGCTCCTTGGCAAGAGCCGCCTGTGTGGATATATCGGTGTCCTGTTGAGCCTTCACGTCGGCAAGTTCGGCCTTGGTATCCACGTAAGCCCGTGAACCCATCATGCCGGTAGCGTTGGCCCGTTCTTCCTCACCTCGCAACGCCTTGTCAAAGGCAGGGTCGGCGGTACGGTGCGCGGAGTCGGCGAACTTCTGCGCGTACTCGTCGTATGCCGCCAGCCGGTCGGCAGGGGTCTGGTTGAGATTGTCAAGCGCCTGAGTGCGGATGCCTGCAAGCTTCTCCTTATCGGCTGCCCGTTGGGCCTTGTCCGCTTCCCATTTGTCATGCTTCACATTGTAATCGGCAAGGTCTGTCTGGTACTGGTCGTAACCGGCCTCACCGGGTTTGATTTCTTTCGGCTTCTGCGGTTCGGAGTTGGGGCCGTAGGTGATCCATTCGTTCTTTTCCGAGTCGAACACCTGTCGGCTGAGGATTTCCCCATCGTCACCGTAAACCGTCGAGTTGGGAGGCGGAGGCGGTGTCTGTGTTTGTGGAGCATCAGGGGCAGTGACCACACTGTAAATGGACGTGCCAACCCCGATGATAGCCGCCGCCGCAATCACGTAGCCGCAGAACTCCGGTCTGTGCCGGTTCATGACCCTGTTGCCGAAATACCACCCCTGCATGACGTTCTGTCTCATTGTCACTCTCCCTGTAGTCTGAAACCGTTATACCAGCCCTTGCCAATACCTTCGCCTATGATCTGTGCAACCGGTACGGAATAGCATTTGCCGTCGGCAGCATATTGCAGAGTCGGACGGCTGCACGACATGAGGTCGATGTTCTCCACGGTCGGGGCGGAACTGAGGGATATGCCGCAATACTTGTCCCGCATGTAGATGCTGTAGATATTGGACGTCTCGGGGTACGTTGCGACGGTCGGTATCATGTCGCCAAACTCTGACAGAAACGCCTTGTAAAGATCGGACAGCCATATCTTGTTGCCGTCTCCCTTGTTCTGCCAGTTGCCGTACATGGTGCGGATGCGGATATGGTTATACAGCCGCTTCGTGTCGTTATAGAACTCCCGTATCCATTTCAATTCATCGAGGGATGATATGCTGAACTGGATGCAGTTTGCCTTGAGCCCGTTCCGCTCCAGGTTCATCATCGTTTCGACCTTCTTCGTGAATATCTCCGTCGGGTAGTTCTTCGGGTGCTGCATGGACATGGAAGCCTTGAACGTCCCGGTCTGGGTATCGTGATAACCGGACGCCATGGCTGCGCTGAAGAAATCACGGTCAGCCAGTGCAATCATGTTGGTCATGACGTAGATTGACCATCCCTTGTCGGCGAGCTCCCGAGAGAACTGAAAGAAGTCTGGCCGGATGGTCGGCTCCCCGCCTGACAGCAGCATCCCGTACCCTTGCACCTTCATGTCTGTCAATGCCCGGTCGTAATGCCTCGCGTCCTTGTCGGCTTTCCCGGTCATGGGATAGAAGCACCATGAGCATGCCATGTTGCAGGAGTCGGTTACTGGTACAAGGATGCTCTTGTTGTGTCCTGCCGTGCCCGTGTTGTAGAAGGTGTTGATGATAGTGGCGTCCTTTTCCACCATGGAAACGAACTTGCCATGGTCAGGGCATTCCTTGTGCATCCATGCTGAACCGTCGTGAACAACGATGTCAGCCGGAATTTTCTTGTAACAGGTCGGGCACATGCTCATGGTGATTATCATTGAATGTCTCCTTGGTAACGGCGGTTACGGCACTACGTAATAAACGACCTTCTCTATGTCGAAAGTGCCGACTTCCCCGACAAGCCGCGCCTGAACAGCAATGGCAAAGGTAACGCCAGACTTGCCGGTTGTGGCGAGCTGGTAGGACGTATCGGAAGAATAAGCCTGAACTAGCACGTATTCCCCCGCGCCCTCTTTTACCCAAAAGGCATAGTCAAAAGCCGCTATGCCTTTCGTGATATCGGTAACGGTAAACGTCGCCGGTGTACCCGCCGCTGCCGGAGGTGTCGGGTCAATATCAACGGTCATCCGTACAACGGAGCCGAAGACATTGTTTTCGTAGACGTCCCAAATACCTTGTGCAACTATTGCCCCGTCTGACCTGTTGCCGTGTACCCATACTTCCGTTGATGCTGTACCCTCTGTGTAGATGGTCGCAATGGATGGGAAATTGTCAAAGAACTGATTGCCGTCGATGGTGAGTCCTGTAATACCGTTATGGATAAGCCCCCATCCGGCGGCTATGCCGGTAACTTTATTGCCGACAACACGGACGTCAGTGCTGTTTTGCAGGTATATCCCGGCGCGGGGGTTGTTCGATAGCCCCCTGATGACGTTATCCTTAATCAGCGGGTTGGTGCTGTTGTTGACAAGTATCGGATATCTTGGGTCAGGGTCGGGAGTGCTCCATCCGCAATTTATGAGCGTGTTACCCTCAATGACCGGCTCTATAGACGGTGTGCCGGGGAGAGTCCCCCCGTCTGCGACAATGCCGAAAATGGCCGCATTGATGATGGTGTTTCTTAATACCTTTGTCCTGATGTCCCCGGCATTACCGCTGTCATACCCTATTACTATGCCGGATCGGCGGGAGTTGGTGGACAGGTTATCCGATATTTCGTTGTTAGAATCCCCACTCGCATGAGTATTCCAGCTGTTATCATAGGCTCCGGCATCGTTGCAGTGGTGTATTTTGCTGTACTTCGCCCCGCCGCCGTATCCGTTTTCCCTGATATTGCGGGTTGTTACCCCGCTTACCTCACAGTTGTGGCTGCTCTCGGTGATGTTGTAGCCGTAGCCATGCCCCGGCTGGTCGAGACTCTGCCCGTCAGTTATCGTGCCACCAGTCAGACGACCATAGGCCGACTTATAGAAGTTCACCCCCGGCTGATGCTTCATGCCTGATATGGTCGGATTACGTACCTCGCAGTTGTAGCAGAGGTTGAATAGTATCCCCCCACCTTCTACACCGGCAGGAATCACAAGATTGGGATTCTCTATGACGATGTTTTTCCGCTCCGAGGTGAACGGCGTAAGTGATGCGGTGGAAGCTGTTGCATACGAGGAGATAAGCGGCGTCTGCAACGTGATGGTCAGCCCGTTGATGGCTGTTATCACGTTCAGCTCCATGTTCTGGCCGGTGGTGTCAAAGGCGTAGGTAAGATCTGCAATCTTGACTACCTGCCCGACTGCCAGACCGGCAGCAGACACAACGGCCACAGTGGTAGCGCCAAGCGTACCATTGGCGGTTAGGCTGGTGGTCGAGCCGAGCACGCCGGTAGCGTCGAGGATGTTGCTAAACTCCGTCGCGCCGTTCGCACGGGTGAGTACCGCGCCAGGGGCGAATGATACATGTGTGCCGCTTGGTATCGATAATTGATCTGTGCTATCGGGCTTGGAAACATTCACATGTTTTGCCGCCCCGGCGTTCAAGGCAGACTGTAGCCCGGTTGTGCCGGATGGGAACCACGCGGTTTCCACGTATGACAATCCAGTCACCACCCCGCTGCCGCTGAACACCTGGTAAAGACCGGCATCAGGCGTCGGCGTCGTCAGCGTCTTCCCGCTGGCAACCGCTATCGACCCCCCCTGCAGAATCGTCGGACTGTTCTTGAGCGTCAGGTTGTTGGCCGTGACGGCGGAATCAATAAGCAGTGGCCGGTTGTTAGTCTCTGCATAGACCTTGGCAGTTGACAGGTTGGCAAACAAACTTGTCTTGACCACGGTACCCATTGGCATGGATTTAAGGTCCGGCGAAATAATGCCGTAATAGACATTGGACATTCCAGGGGCCAATACCGAATCATCGAGTATCACCGTGGTTTTGTTTGTCAACGAATTGTAAGTTGAGGAAGCCGCGCGGCTGTAAACATAGCCGCTATTCTGGCTCACCCTGATTGCTCTCCCTGCCGTCATGGTCCCGGTCAAATTGGTTGTGAGCGTAAAGCTGTTGGCAGACACGTATGCTGGCGAGTTCTGCGAATGCGCCCACTCGGATATGTTCTGGGTGATGGTCTGCAGGCTGTTAAAATGGCTCTTCAGGCTGTTAAATTCATTGTCGAGTTCGGCAGATGGCAGCGGCTGCTTTGCCTGTGACAAGTCCCTGAATCTGGTATCACCCCTCGGCCTCGAATACTCTCCAAACGCCTGGCAGGCCATCAATGCACATGATACGGCTACTACTATCCACCATGATGATCGTCTCACAATTTCCCCCCTCTGCGGCCCTGGATGGTGATCTGATTGATTTCCAGCGGCCCGACGCTGTTTGTCATGCTGAAGATTAATTTCATTGACCGCCCCCCGCCGAATAGCGGAACGCGGATAACCGGGTAATCGGCGGTGTCCATGTAGAAAGCGTTGTCCCAGATATCGGGAACGGCGGTATCCATGAACGACGGGGCAGGCGAAGTCTCGAACGTGCTGAAGTTCTCGAACATCGGAGCCATGAAGTCGAATCCCACGTCAAAACCTACGGTCATGACCGCACCCGGGAAACAGACTATTTCCGCAAGGCGCGGGTAATCCGTAACGGCTGAACGGGAGAGGTTCACCCACCCCGTTTCAAACCACATCGGCATGTTGTCGCCTGCAAAGGAGTATCCAGACCCGTACTTGTACACATACCCATTACCGAGAAGATACAGCTCACCGTCTGAGGTATTGAACATGCCGAATATCCGCCGGTCCTCTTCGCCTTCCACGGGGTCGGGGATGGACATGTGCCCCCATGCCTTCCACTCGTAGGAGTAGATGAACACCTTGGAATTGACGAGCATCATCAGCCATGAGTTCTTGCGGTATTGCGCTATGCTGTAGATGCCACCGACGTTCAGGGCAATCTCAGCCTGCACAGACGGGGTAATCGGCTTGGAGATGTTGTTGATGTTCAGGTTGCCGACCGTTACGGCCTGTCGAAGAGAGCGCAACCCCTCCTGTTGCAGAAAGAAGAGATCCATGCCCAGACTTTGAGCGCACCCGCTGGCAACGACTCCATTGCCATGGACTATCTGTGTCAGGAGAAAGTCACCGTTGGCCGTCGGGTCAGACCCTGAATATATGACAATGTGGTTTTTGAAGATAAACACGATAAGGTCAACGAAGCTCTTGATATCCATTAGCTCATCACCCTGGGGAAGAACGTAGCGGAAATCAAGGTACCCTGCATTGTCGGCTGAAGTCCAGTCATCTGGGTTGTTCAGCGCGGAATGAAAGGCGCTCATCTTGTCGGCAGAATCGACCGCCCAGAGCCGCCCCTTGTGCGCGTGCGGCTTCTTCAGTATCGTCCCTTCCTTCTGTCCGCCAAGAGCCGTAACGGTCGCGCCGTCGTACTTCATCGGCGCGTCAACACCGTTCATGATGATGGTCAGGTCGGCGAACTGAGCGAACCAGCAGGTTGCCAGCGGGTCCAATCCTGATTCAACTTCAGCCGTGGTGCCATCGTCGGCGATGGTGTAAATCTTCCCCTCTCCTGAAACGAGCTTCTTCACCAGTCCTGTACTCTTGCGGTACTCGAAACCGTTGGTAAGCGCCTCGGCCACCGGAACGGCATTCACCTTGACGAATCCCGGTATCTTGGCAATGCCGCCCCGTGGCGAGATGTGGCAGTTCTGCATCCTCGCGGAGAACTTGGGAGGCATGGCAAGCGCCGGATAAAGGTAGTTTTCCCCGCCTGAGAAGTTGTTGATTGTCGCCAGCGTCGTGCCCTGTCTCATAGAAAGTCCACGTCTCCTGCCGCCCCTCCATCGGGGTTGTGCAGGGATATCTTGGCTTGAAACGCCGCAAGGTCTGTCTGGTACTCTTCGCCCTGGTCCTGCTTCGCCATCCATAAAACGCCAAGCTGTACCGTATCGGCGTCGAGCATCGGCACGTCATCATGATTGGCAAGCTGCGCCACGCGGAGAAGTCCGCTGAAGTCCACCGTGTAAGTTGCATCCGGCGTCGGTGCCACCTCGATAATCATCGACCCGCCCCGGCGATTGTAGAGCCGGTAGTAAAGCGGCTGGCCCTGCTGCGTAAACGTCCTGCGGTAGTCCGCCAACTGCTCCGCCGTAACGAGCATCAGCGGTTCATTGCTGCCGATCTGCAACCGGCTGAGAGTGTCGATACCACTTGAGATGTTGACCGGGGAAACAGGGAAATACTGTAGCCCCTGGGTGAGCTGGAACGCCCCGCTAACGCTGAGTGCGCTTGACGGAGAGTGTTCCATTATCAGGTCCATGGTTTTGTTGAGGAAACTGAGAAGCAGTTGAGCATGTGCGGAAGTGGAGAATGCAATCTCCCCCGTCTGGGGGAGACGCAATTCCTTCTGCACGTTGTTGATGATCTGCAGCACTGTGCGCTGATTCGGGAGATACGGGCAATCGGTACGCATGAGCAGTACGCCGCCATCGGTATAGACGGACACGACGTACACCCCGCCCTTTGCCGGATTGAATGCCGCCTGTGCGGTATACTCCCCCGGTGACTCCGCCGTTTCGGTCATGACGATATCACCATCAATGGTGTAGGCATCTGCAACTACCCATGCGAGAACAGATTCATCCCACCATAGACCGTCGAGCAACCGTTGGATGCGAGCATAAAGCCCCGCCTGCCCCTCTATCCCGTTGTAACTCAGCGTGTACATGCTCGTTTACCCCCTGGACTGGAACGGGAAGCGCATACCCTCGGTATGGATACGCTGCATCCCCTCGCCGTCGTCACGCGGCTTCAAGACGATGTTAGTCTGCTTCGCCTCTTCAAGAATCTTGACGATGGATTCAGGCAGCTCGACTTCGGTATCCCGCTGAATGCGGTAGCAGTAGCCGTGAAGCTGCACGACAACCGGGCGCTTCTCGTGCTCGTGGTGGCCAGAGGGGATCATTACCTTGATCTTCCTCTGCTCCTGCAATATCTTGCGGATGTTCCCTTCGGTCACGTCCAGTACGCTGCTGACCTTCACCCCTGCCGTGGAAAGTCCCGGCTCGATATTCTCAACTGGCTTTCTTGCCGCTGGCTTTCTTGCCGTTTTCTTCTTTGCTGCCGGTTTCCTGTGCGTCATGACTGGTTTCGTTTCCTGCTTCGCCTGTTCCGTCGTTTCCATCCTGTGCCCCCTCCTGTTGCTTGATTTCGGCAATCTGTGCGGTTGCCGGTTCGTCTCCGGTGATTTCGACCTGGTACAGCGTCTCGCGCAATGCGGAGGCGACGGCTGCCGTCACGCGCTGCGGCTTGCCACTCTCAAGCCGGTAAAATTCGGTTCCCGCCGTTCCCTGGATAAAGCACCTCGTCGGGTCGGTCAGGGTTGCAATAAACGGTTTCTCTCTCACGGTACTACCTCCTTGAAAGGATGGGACGGGGTTTCCCCCGCCCCTCCCGGCTACGGTTGCTTGCTGCAATGAATGTCGATGATGCCGGTGTAATTCTTGAAACCGATCTTGGTCGGAGGATTCCAGTATGTATCCTCAGCCGTGACGTAATGTGCCGCTTCATTGCCGGTGGTGTACCCGCCGAACCTTACCTTGATCGCAGTTGCCGCGCCTGCCGCGCTGGTGCTGGGAGGTACGCGGGTCGTACACTTGACGGCAGCAAGGTCGCTTGTGGTGAAGTTCTTGAAAGCACCTTTGGTGACAGCCGTGCTCTTCTTGGCAATATTGGACTGGGGGCCATACTCCGTTACCGGGAATTTACCCGTACCGTCCACAGGGAGGCGATAGTTGCCAGCAAAGGCAGCAATTGTCATTGCCAGGATGCTGATGCAGATTGTGAGCATCTTGATTCGAGTCATGGGATCGATTCTCCTTTTCCGTTGGAGTGGAGGGGGATTGCTCCCCCTCTCCATTTATCTCTCTGCGACGTAGTGCAGGGTTGCACCGTTGGCTGCCAGGGTCGCGCCGATGGTGAAGCCTGCCGTTGCGGATGAGCTGCCTGCAAACGGTGTCACCATGTCGGCGGCAACAAGAGACTGCGTACCGTCGGCAATGGTCTTGATTGCGCTGGCATCATCCATGGTGTTGGTCCAGATGAACGTCAGATTATTGGTCACGTCGTAGACCGTGACGCGCTTCGGTTTCCACCCGATGCTGAAGGTCTTGGCAGCACCGAGAGCGGCGAAAGTGCCGGTTGCAAAATAGCTGTTTTCCATAATCGATCTCCTTAACTTAACGAGAATTCGTAGGCGGGGAGATCATCCCCGCCCACTACTTTAGCCCTTGCAGGCGGTTTCGATTCTCAGCATGAACAGGTCATTGAGAATGACGGTCCCGGTCCACCCCTTCCAGCCGATAGAGCCTCGCTGTGCAATCGGGTCGGAGTCGGAAGCCTTCGGATTGACGATGTACGTCTCAACCGAGTTCTTGCCTGCCAGGGGAACGATGCCGTAAGCGTCCTGCCCGATGATGAGCAGCGGGTAAACATCAGCATTCGCCCCACCGGTCGAGAGCATACCGTTGACGTCTCCACCGGCATTTGCCCACGGAGACAGGTTGTTGTCGAATACCACCCGCAGTTCGCCGATTGAACCGGCCTCACCGTTGATGAGTCCCTGAGTAGAGGGGTATTCGGCAATCGGAGTCCAGTCGTCCATACGCTCGAAATCCGGCTGCATGTCGGAATGGCAAGCGAGAACGTAGGCAGGCATGATCGGCTTGGTGCCGACGTTGGGACCGGCCATGATGAGCTTGGTAACTCGCTTCGCTTCCTGCTTCTTCAGGATGCGGATAGCGGTCCTGAGCTGGTCGCGGGAAACAACGGTGTTCACGTCGGTTCTGTTGACGCCGTTGGCCCTCATGACGTTGGTACCGGCCAGCAGCACCCCGGCGCGATGGAGGTCATAGAGCTCCGCCGCCTGCTCGCTGTTCAGGTCGGTGAACTCGTTGAGCAGTGGGTCCTCGTGGGTGTCCTCAATAACGTCCGTGAACCGGATGAAATCGCCGAACTGCAGGATGGTGCAGGGTACGTCAAACGAAGTGGGAGACTTGCCGGTAGGGGTCACACCCTCCTGCAGCGGCACGGGGGTGGCGTCCAGCTTGTCGAAGCCCCTGAAGGTGATCGTCTTGGTAGACTTGCGGGGGAGTGGCCGGGACTGGCCGAACTGCCCAAGAATGTTGTTGGGGGTTGCACGGGCAAGAAACCGCTTGTCCGCATAGGTGTTGGTTCTGGGTGAAATGTCAACGTAGCGTATCATGGTGTTTCTCCTTTCGTGTTACAGGAGGCCGTCAGCTTTCAGCTTCTTGTCGAATTCGGGATCATCCCATGCGGCATCACGGTCATTCGGGTCCGTTTTCTTGCCGCCGTTCTGCAGATGACCGCCGCCGCCTCTCAGCGTCATGGCGTCCTGTATCCGTTTCTGTTTGGTTTCATCTTCGGTCTTTCTCAACTTCTGCGCGTCATGTGCTGCCAGAGACTTCTTGAACTCCCCGTATGCCTCGGCAATGTCCGCCGGGTCGTTGGAGTGCAGCGCCATAAACTGCATGCCTGGACGCTGTTTTTCCGCCCACTCGAAGTATCCGAGTTCTGCCAGCTTCGAGGGGTCATAGTCGGCATGGGACTTCTTGACTGCCGGAACTACATTGTTCTCAAACTCTTCGATTGCCTTTCTGCGAGCGTCCTTTGTGTCCTGCTCCTTCTTTGCAGCCTCGGACTGCCTGTAGGTATCAACTTCACCCTTCAGCGTGTTCACAAGGTCAAGGAGAGGTTCAACAACGGCTTTCGCTTCCGGCACTTCATCGTAGAGCTTGGCAAGGGCATCGGGCGCGATGGCCTTCTTCGCGTCTTCAACGATCTTCTGTTGACCCTTGATTTCGGCCTGTGTTGCAGTGCCGCCCTGAACCATCTTCTTCAGCTCGGCAACTTCAGCGGCCAGCTTCTGCCCCCATGCCTGGGTGTCGGACAGTCGCCGCCTGAGAGACGCCGCGTCCTCTTCGCCTGTCTGTGCAGCATCGGGCTTTTTCGATGGATCGGTATTCGGGTCAGCCGTGCCGGAGAGTCCCTTGCCGGGGTCCGTATCGTCCGAGAATCCGCCCTTTCCATCGTCGTCAGCCGTCTGCTTATCAGCGTCGGCGGTTTTGCCGGTGGCTTTCAGTTCGCCACCTTCGTCAACCTGCACCTCGTCCCAGAGATTGTCGCGGTCGCCATCGGAAGGGTTCTGCCTCTCCGATTCGGCGCACTCGGGACACATCTCAAGTTCATCGGATATCTCTTTGCCACAACCACACAGTTTCATCGTCGCCTCCTCCTGTTGCTATCGTCTGATTATCAGACATCATCGGCGTCAAAATGCCGTTGTCTGTCAAGTTCGCGCTCCGCTTCGATCTGCTCGGGGAGTCCGAGTATCCATTCAAGGGTGCGGAAATCACCCTGGCTGCGGTGAAGTTCAGCCCCTTCCTGAGAAGCGAGCGCATGGATGGTCGCCTCTTTCCGCTCCTGAACTCGTGCCATGATTTCTGCAACCGTTATTTCCACAGCATGTCTCCTATTACTGCGCGAATTGAGGGCATACAGCCAATATCTGTTCCACGGTTGCCACCCCTGCAACGTCCTGCCAGACTTCAAGCCTCTCGCTATCGATTGCGGAATAGATATCAAAGGGCTTGGAATAGCATAGTTTCACCCCGAAAGTTGACGGGTATTCGGGGACCGGGCCCGGGTTGAGGTATCCCATCTGTCCGGTGGCATCGGATATCGACAGGTATTTAGGAACAACCTGCTGCCGCTGGAAGATGGTGAAATGCTGCTCTGCCCCGCTGGTAGTGTAGTAAATAGTCACCGGTTCTGATGTGTAGGCAAAGACCGGGACGATCATGATCGCAATGAGTGTCAGCGCCAGTCGTAACATTTTGCCCTCGTTGACGGGTATGTGCACATTTTCCCGCTGCTGGTGTAGTAGATGGTTTCAGGCGGGTTCGATTGCAAGGTACCCCGGTAGCAAGCAGCCTGCGCCACAGGTCTGGGGGCGAAAGCAGTATTCGCCATGAACAGCAGGATTATTGCAATGATCGCCTTTTTCATAGAATCAAGCACCCCCCGCTTGCATGTGCGGAGTATCGACCGAATCCGCCAAACGTGCCGCTATTGTTATACTGCACCTGTTTGCTACTTCCCCCCGGCGTTCCGCTACCCCCTGTGACCCATGATGCCGTGGTGCCATTGGTGCCCAAAACTTTGCCGTTGTTGCCAGTCTGTGTCGGTAATACCTGGTCCGCCGTGGTAGCGTGAGGGTTGTTGGTGCTGCCAATGTGCGCCTGGATGTTGCTGTTTGCCGGTTCCTTGTCGTCAAGCGCATTCTGCAAATCGGTCTGGTTACTCAGTGTACCGACGATATCGCCCCAATAAATCATGACCGCGCCGGGTGTCTCCCAGTTAGTGTCATAGTCGGTGTTGCTTGACTTGACGAGCCGTTGTCCTGTAGTGCCGCCTGCTGGAACTCCTACCCCCGCCGCGCCCTGTGCTCCGCTATAACCTCTGAATCCTTGCGGACCTTGCGGACCGCTGTATCCCCTGAACCCTTGCGGACCTTGCGGACCTGTCGGCCCCTGGATACCCTGGGGACCGTCGCATATCTCCGGCAAGTCCGAGAAAGTGGCCGGGAGCTGCCAAGTTGTTGCACTCCCATTGGTGCCAAGAACCTTGCCGCTGTTACCGGATTGGTTGGGGAGTATCGCGTCATACCTTGCCTTGTCTTGAAGGCTGACAGGCCCGGTATTGTCCTTCACCTTGGTGTAGATGTTCGTCTGGTAGATGTAATCACCGGCAGACGCAAGCGCGGTGAATGCCAGAGATACAGCCAGGGCTTTGATGAAATGGGGATCGTTCATAATATGAACCTTATCAAGCTGCAGCCGGTAGCGGCATATCGGAGGAAAGAGGAGGCGACCCCCCCGCGACACCCGTACTACCGGCTGCAATCTGCGGAGTCATGCCCATCCTCTGAGGATCGGGCTGTACTCCAAGTTCAGACAACACCTGCGCCTGTTCCGAACCGAACATGAATTGGAAGAGAGCATCCAGGCGCACCATTTCCCGTATATCCTTCGGCTGGTTCGCCATGCCTGCCGCCGTCTCCACGATCTCCTTTATCTTCTCTTCCGGCAGCAGGATACTTTCGGTTTCAAGCAGCTCTGCAATCAGTTGAATCAGCTTCGGCCTGTCGGTAAATACCGCGTCCTGCGGGGCTGCTGTGAGCTGCATGAACTTCATCAGGTTCTCTATCTGCAGCTCCTTGGCAATGAGAGAGTCGGTCCCGGTAGCCTTCATTTTCAGCGGCAGCTTGTAGCTTTGGTCAGGGTCCATCTCCATGAACCACTGATAGAACCCTTCAACTATCGGCTCAATGAAATAGTCGTCAATGTTCTGCATGACGCTCTTCAGGTTGACGTTGGAGGCGGTCATGAGCATGGATATGCCGGTTGCCGTCTTGTTGAGGAATGACCCCTGGTCGCCGCTGGTGTACTTCGGTATGCCGGTTTCCTCGTCGGCGAACCGCTCAAACAGCTCGATCATCTCCCTGATGCCGTTGGTGATATCCGGCAGGGTCAAGAGGTCCAGAGCATCGCGGGGGGCAAAATTGCCCTTCACGTAGATGGTCTTGCCGGTGTAAAGCTCGATGGTGCCGGTACGCTTCAGGTCTATCCGGTCGATGTTGATACCGAGTATCCCGTTGCCGGAGAGAGCCTTGTTGTCCACGTAGAGCCGCGCCGCGCTGTTTATCATCTTCTGACTGTCGCGCATGAGTTCTGCCACGCCGACGCCGTAAATCTGATGCGGAACTTTCTTGTATGGCGCTACGTAGAACGGCCTGAACCCGAGCGGGTTGACGGTGGCCTTTATGACAATGCCGTCAGCGGCCAGCACGACGAGTGATTCAATGGAATCCTCGTTGGTAATGTCGGGATCGTCGGGAATCTCTACGCCAGCCTCGCGCAACATGGAGACCGGGACAAGCCCCCAGTATTCGAGGACCGGGACTTTCTCATCCTTCTTGCCCTTGTCCCCCATGTAGTTGTCGGCCATCATCTCCCAGCGGTGGTCATCATGGTCGTTGACCGATACCCGACGTGCGGTCTCTTTTACCCGTGCGCTGTTGTAGCCCCCTGCAAGTGCCAGCCGCTTGAACTGCGACGGCAGAAGCCGCTGAAAGTGGATTTCGCCGATGCTCTCCCGGTTGGACTTGGCATTGGCGTCAACGTAGTATTCCCACAGGGGTATGTGGTCAATGATGGGGGTGAACTCGGTTTTGTAGCTGATGCTGTAGGGGTTGGCCCCGGCGTCAAGTTCCCTCAGTGGTATGCCTGCAACCGAACGCTGCTGAACCTGGGGAACCTTGCGAGCGTCGATGATCGGACCCTTCATGACGGCTGTGCCGAGCATGCACATTTCGTGAACCGCAAGGTTCATCCGTTCCGGCAGCTCGATGGCCTTGAAATGATCCTGCAGCTTCCGCTTGAACTGCTTCGCCATCTTTATGGCGTCATCGGGGTTGATGCCGTACTCGTCAGCCTTCACCGGCTCGCAGTCGAACGGAATGTTCTTCCGGCCAGACATGGAGGCGTCGATGATGCGGGAATGAGCTGTGTTGACCTTGAGAGTGGTGAGCTTGATGAAGATGCGGGACCGTCGGCCCTCGCCTTCCTTCTTTTTCCAGGTCGTTTCCTGCTGGTACTTGCCGAGAAAGTTGAACGTGCATTCGCGCCACGTCTCTTCAAACGGCAGGCGGGAGGTTTTGAAGTCCTTGAAAATGTCGAGAACGTAGCCGGAGAGCGCCCCGTTGTTGGAATCCGGCGACACGTCGGATGATACCTGAATATCGGGTGTGGCCGTCTGGGTGCCGAGGCGCGGCATGTCCGGTTTCAATGCTCGTTTCTGTGCCATAGTCAGTACCCTTTATTTCACGGTCACTTGTCTTGAACCGTGCGTGTCAATCGCGTAATGGATGCCGTAGCTCTGTACCCAGACTGCCGAACCGTATGACCCGCCCTGGCGGAAAAAACGAGTGGTGATGTGAGAGCCTATTTTCTTTCCCGCGCCTGCAATCGGGGCGAATGCCACAGCGTCAGGTTTCCAGGCTGTGCCGGATACGTTGGCCTCAACGGTGATGATCTGTGAAGCGGATGGCCCGTCTGCTGTCTTGTTGTCCCATACGAACTCGACGCCGAATATGACCGTGCCTGCATTATTGTCGATCGGCCTGAAATGGACATGCAGGATAATATCGGAGTCCTCTTTGTACCTATGGAGGATTTCACGGTCTGAATGGACTTCATCCCCATCCGAAAAGTGGTAGCCTTTCAATCCGCCTGCTGCCAGAACCCCGGCAAACGTCGGAGCAGGATTACCGGGCTTGAGTGAGAGCACGTCAAAGTTGATATCGTCGTACTCCGCATTTCGCAGAACCACATGATCGGTGTACGGATCGAAAGGATTATGAACGCCCATTGTCAGTACCCCGCCTCATCATCAAGAGGCCTGTGCCCCTGATATTCGTTATCCCTGCCCCAATCGTCATCGTCCTGCTTGTAGGCCAGCGTTGGACTGGCAAAGGTCAGGTTGTGCGCGTCGGCGCGATTTGGTGAATCAACGTTGCGCCTCTTTAAGTCGTCTTTCGACTCCACGACGAACCGCCCCCGGTTGTCGAACCGATACCGGGGAGTTGTCCACTCGCCAACGAGAAGCTGAACATCGTCCTCAATCGGGACACAGTTGATGGAAGTCTTGTAGTGCCGGGGGATCATGCCCCGGCGAAGCTCGAACCAATCCCGCGCCTTGCCCCAGAGTTCATCCCGCTGGCGGTGATACTTGAGGGGATCATCCGGCGCATTCTCCGCCACGTTGACGCCGATGGAGGGAAAGCCGGAATGGTAAAGCTGGTCATGAACCCCCGCGCCCCAGCCGATAAGGTCAACAAAGATGTTCGTCGGCTTCCAGGCGTTCGCCAGCGCCTTGACGTAGTTGGCTACTCTCGTGGTGTCCAGGTTGCGAAGCACATGATACGGATGGAAATAATCACCCTGCCGGATGGCAATAACGGTTTCATCATCGCCTCCGCGAGCAACGTCAACGCCAAATATGACCGGAGCCGTTTTCCATACCGTGTCGATCATCTCCCGGTAAAGGGCCGCTTCCACCAGATCGAAAGGTATGAATGAATC